ATGGATACTCTTTAGGTTTTAGACTTGTCTTCAGTGCCGAAGTACTTGATGATAAAAATTGGGTTGTTGACTTTGGCGGTCTAAAGAAATTAAAAGAGTGGCTGAAGGAAATGTTTGACCACAAACTGGTTGTTGCAGGAACTGACCCTAACCTCAAAGACTTTCTTGACCTTGAAGAAAAAGGTCTTGCAGATGTAGTGGTAATGACTGGTGTTGGTTGTGAAAAATTTGCTGAAATAGTTTTTCATTATGCCAATAATTTGGTAAAAGACATGACGAATGGTCGTTGCAAGTGCGTAGAAGTTGAATGCATGGAACACGGCGCCAACTCTGGGATTTATAGAGCCTAATGCGAATTGCCTTGATAACAGACACGCACTTTGGTGCTAGGTCCGACTCCATTCCTTTCGACAATTTTTTCAAGTCGTTTTATGATAATTGTTTTTTTCCTAAGTTAGAAGAACAAGGGATAAAAACTGTTATACACCTTGGTGATATTTTTGATAGAAGAAAATACATCAACTTCAATACTCTAAAAAGTTGTAAAGAGTATTTTTTTGATAAGGCAAAAGAACTGGAAATAGATATTCACCTTATTCCAGGTAACCACGATACCTACTTTAAGAACACAAATGAAATTAATTCTCCCAATCTTTTGTTGAGAGAATACGACAACATAAAACTGTATGAACAACCAAGCGAAGTAATTTTTGGCTGGCAAAAAATACTTTTTATGCCTTGGATATGCAGTGATAACTACCAGCAGTCAAGGACTGCTATGGAGGAAACCGATGCTACAGTATGTTTCGGACACTTTGAACTCGCTGGCTTTCAGATGTACAAGGGCGTTAAAAACGAGCATGGTATGGATCCTAGCATATTCAATACTTTTGATCTTGTTTGCTCTGGGCATTTTCACCATCGTGACCGTAACGGTAATATATATTATTTGGGCAATCCTTACGAGATTACATGGTCTGATTATGACGACCCTAGAGGATTTCATATACTGGATTCGGAGTCGCTAGAGTTTGAGTTTATACAAAACCCATATAACATGTTCCATAAAATCTATTATGATGACTCAAAAGAGATGGAAAAGATAGATTATGACAAACTTGAAAGAACATGTGTTAAGGTCATTGTAGTACGAAAAACGGACTTCACAAAGTTTGACAAAATCATTGACAATCTGTATAATTGCAATCTTGTCGAATTGAAAATCATTGAAGATTTTTCTGAGTTTGAAGATGAAGCAGTAGGTGAAGAGAACATAAATCTTGAGGATACAATGACTCTTCTTAGTGAGTATGTTGATAATATTGAAACAGAACTTGACAAAGAAAGATTGCAAAATTATCTCAGAACTCTGTACATAGAAGCACAGAATATATAAGGCTTATATGATTTATTTTGAAAAACTTAGATGGAAAAACTTTCTGTCTACAGGTAATGCATTTACAGAGATAGATTTTACTCGGAGTCCATCTACTCTTATTGTGGGTGAAAACGGCAGTGGTAAATCTACTATGCTGGATGCTCTTTGCTATGTGTTGTTTAACAAACCTTTTAGAAGCATAACTAAGCCACAGTTAATCAATACTATCAATAACAAATCTTTGGAAGTTGAAATTGAATTTAGGATTGGTACACATGAATATCTAATAAAAAGGGGTGCCAAGCCTAACCTGTTTGAAATTCATTGTGATGGAAATCTTGTAGACCAAGATGCCGCTGTTCGTGATTCACAAAAGTATCTTGAAGAATCCATTCTAAAATTAAATTACAAATCCTTTACTCAGATAGTTATACTAGGTAGTGCATCGTTTACGCCTTTCATGCAATTGCCTCTTGGGCAAAGAAGGGAGATCATTGAAGACATTTTAGACATTCAAATCTTTACTGTGATGAATAGTGTCCTTAAAGACAAGCAGAATGTTCTTCGTGAAACTATTAGAGATATTGAAACTGAAATGGAAGTTGCCAAGCAGAAGGCAGAAATTCAGAAACAATATATAGAAACGCTAGAAGAAAACAAAGCCAAAAAAATTACAGAGATACAGGAGCAAATAAATGTCCTCGACAAGACGATTGCAGATGCGGCGGCAACAGTTGAGAAACTTACAGCAGAGAAGGCTGCGCTGGGCAACCCTGAAGAAAAAAGAAGAAAACTTGGAGCCTTCAAAGACAAGTTTAACACCCAGCTCCGAAAAATCCGACAAGAGTTAGATTTCTACGAGAAGCACGATGACTGTCCTACCTGTAAGCAAGGTATTCCTCATGAGTTTAAAAAGGAAATTCAAGGAACAAAGTTGTCTAAGGTTGAAGAACTTGAAACTGCTACGAAGGATCTAGATGAAAAGTTTGCGGAACTAGATACTTTAGTCGCAAATTATAATGAGATTAATGAATCAATCAACGCAGAAAATAATGAGATTATCTCTAACCAACGATACTTACAAAGACTCAATGTAGAATTGTCAGAGGCACAAAATAATGTAGCCAACATTGATGAAGAAAAACAAAAATTGAAAGAATTGGCTAAAGAAGTAGTTTCAAAAAATACTTTGCGTTCAGAAAAGAATGAAGAGCAACACTATCTAACAGCGTGTGCCGCACTTCTAAAAGACACAGGAATTAAAACGAAGATAATTAAACAGTATCTTCCTGCTATAAATAAACTTGTAAACAAATATCTGGCTGCAATGGACTTCTTTGTTCAGTTTGATTTGGACGAGAAGTTTAGTGAAACGATTAAATCAAGGTATAGAGATAAATTCTCTTATGCAAGTTTTAGCGAAGGAGAAAAACAACGAATAGACTTGGCTTTGTTGTTTACTTGGCGAACTATTGCTAAGATGAAAAATTCTGCCGCAACAAACTTGCTAATACTTGATGAGGTTTTTGACAGCAGTTTAGATAATAACGGAACTGACTATGTTATGACATTGTTGGATACTATAGGTGAAGAGACTAATGTATTTGTTATCTCTCACAAAGGCGATCAACTGTTTGACAAGTTTAGAAGTGTTATTAAATTTGAGAAGAAACAAAATTATTCGGTGATGACATGAACTTAGAAAAATTAGAACTTGTTCCTTTCAACGATGAAGCATTGAAAAGGAAACCGGATGTGTTTAATTTTGATGAGCATGATGCAGAAGAAGTGTGTAATGCTATCTTTGCAAAACAAAAGTCTTTGAACGGTGCAGGTCTTTCGGCTAATCAAGTTGGACTTAACATGCGCATCTTCACTATGGGAGATGGAAAAAATTTAACTCGGTACATTATAAACCCTGAAATTATTGACATCTCGGAAGAAACTGTTCTTATGACAGAAGGCTGTCTGAGTCTCCCAGGAGTGTGGTTGAATCTAAGACGACCTAAAGAAGTTACTGCTAGATACCAAGATATTGATAGTAGCTGGTCAGTAGAGAAGTTTGAAGGAATTGCCGCAAGAGTTTTCTTGCATGAGTATGACCACATGCTTGGTCAAAATTTTACACAAAGAGCCTCAAGGCTGAAGGTAGAAAGAGCCTTACGAAAAGTTGAGAAGAGAGCAAAACGATATATTCAAAATCAACTGGCAAAAGGAAGATAAATATGAAAGATAAAATGATTAAAGTAGCCCGCGGTTATTTCAGCGGGCAAATTGGAAAGCATCTAATCAATGCTGACAATCTAATGACCAACCCAGTTGGCATTGGCGAGCATGGTGACATTATCGAGGAACTTGAAAAAGAACTCGCTAAGGTTGCCGAATACGAAGAGAAAATAGCAGTACTAGACAAGTACTTTGGAGAGGGAAAATAAATGGCAGACGACTTTGATTTCGGCTTTACTATTGTTGATAGTGAGGACTTGAGTCCACAAACAGCGACCACTGTGCAAGCAACAGTGCCTGATGACTTCAAAGACGAAATCATGGCGAAACTGTACGACTTGGAAAATAGAATTCTATCTTCGGATAGCTCGGGAATGATTAATGAGCACCGTGCCTTGGTTGAACAGGATGTCGCAACAAAATTGCGTGACCTTGAAGACCTTATCATGCCGCTACTTATCAACCTGAAAAAGAATCCTGAAAAGGATTACATTCACTGGCCCAATAGAACGGCTATCATTGATAAACAAATTGAAAAAATTAAGGCGGTCACAAGATATTATGAGCGAATCAACTGAGAAAGCAATCCGTGGGTATGTTGACCAAACTCTTAACCGAGTACATCATTTTTATGTGTCAGGTGAAATCACCGAAGCAGAAAATTATGTTGAGTGGTTTCAGATTATTAGGTCAGCAGGACCCCACGATGTAATATATCTTCATATTAATTCTGAAGGTGGCGATGCGTTTACTGCAATTCAATTTATGCGTGTCCTATCTGAGACAGAAGCAAAAGTTATTACTTCAGCAGAAGGCTTTTGTGCATCGGCAGCCACAATGCTATTTTTGTGTGGTGACCAGTGTGAAGTTTCAGATCATTCTGTATTCATGTTTCACACCTTTTCATCGTTTTCATATGGCAAGAGCAGTGAAATGTTTGCTCAAGTTACTATGGAGCGGTCGTGGGGTGAGAAGATGGTCTCTAGCATCTACCAGGGATTCTTTGATGAGGATGAGATCGAGGCTTTGCTAGAAGGTAAGGACTATTGGATGGAAGGGGCTGAAGTAATTCAAAGACTGACTACGAGAAAGGAACTCCTCGAGGCTCCTAAAAGAAAGACTACTACCAGAAAGAAAAAGTAAGTTTATTGAAAGAAAGGATTCATCATGGATTTAGATGATGTTTTAGAAAATGGGGTTACCATTAAAAGCTCGGGTACAACTGGAGAACCTAAACAGTTTTTCCAGTCACCCGAGAAGTTAGATATTGCAAACACTGTAGCGAATGTGGTACAGTCAATCACACCACTAAGTAAAGTCTACACCGTATGCAAGCTAGATCATGCAGGCGGGCTTCTTGCTCAAACTTTACCTGCTCATTCTATTGGTGCAGAAGTTACTGTCGAGACCTTTAATGCGTATAGATTTGTAAAGGTGATAAAAGACTATACGCATTCTCACCTTACTCCTGACCACGCTAGGGCAGTAATGGGTACAAAAGGATTTGACCAATTGGACTTAACAGGTATTGTAATTACCTGTGGTTCTGATAGAGTTACATGGGATATCATTGAAGCATTCGTGACAAGAGGTTGTCAGTTTATTGTCAATTGGGGAATGAGCGAAATAGGACCAGTTGCTATCAATCACAAATTCAATTCACTTGAAGAGGTTGAAAAAGTTAAAGCACTGTGCCCTGAAGGAACTACTCTGATGGGCAGTACCAAATATTGTTACTATAAAGTGAGTGAATCGGGAGAGTTGTCAGTCAAAGGAGACATATGTATCTTTGATGATTGGTACCAAACGGGCGATATTGTGGTCGAAAAAGATGAGTTTTTGTTCTATTTGGGTAGAAAAAATTTGAACATTTTTCACAAACCCAATGAAATCAAGCACTTAGAGATGTAGAAAAAGGTTGACTTATAGGTTCAAAGGCATCATACTATGCATATAGTTAGGAGAATGTCTATGGAAATCAACAAAAAAAGTACACTCGCAAAGTTGCTTGCTACTGAGAACATCACTCTGGAGCATCGCAAAGTACCGACTGCATACTTCGATTTAAAAGAGCGCAAAGTTGTTCTTCCCATGTGGAAAGAAATGGACTCTGACCTTTATGATATGCTTATCGGTCACGAGGTTAGTCATGCTTTGAATACTCCCTATTCAGGTTGGCATGACAATGTAATCGAATATGGTCCTGGAATCAAATCATTCCTCAATGTGGTTGAGGATGCTCGTATTGAACGGCTCATCAAAGAAAAATTTCCTGGGCTAGTCAAAAATTTCTATGCAGGTTATCGCAAACTCTTCAATGATGATTTCTTCGGAGTCAAGGGTCGTGACCTTTCTGAGTTGCCCCTCATTGACCGAATCAATCTACACTTCAAAATTGGTTCTATGCTCGGCATTGATTTCACTGATGAAGAACAGGTGATGGTTGACCGAGTTGCAAACTGTCAGACCTGGGAAGATGTAGTCGAGGTTGCCCATGATTTGTACGGCGATGCAAAAGCAGAGTTAGAAGAACAACAGGAACAGGAATCAGGCGAATCTTCCTTTGAGTTTGAGGATGAGGAGTTTGAGAATGATTATGAACCATCTTCTGGCGACTCTGAATCTGAGGAAGAGGAAAAAGAAACTGAAGAAGAAGGAAATTCTCCTTCAAATGAATCCAAAGACAAAGAAGAAGAGGCTTCTGAAGAAGAATCGAATGAACCTCGAACTCCCGAAGTAGAACAAGGTTCTGATAACACGGAGCCAGTTGCACAAACCGATGTCAATTATCGTGAGGCTGAAGAGTCCCTACTGAACACTAATTCCAAGGACATCATATATGCCGACTGGAATACACTTGATCCTAAGAAATTTGTTGTCCCTGTCAAAAAAACTTGGGCGTTTGATTTTGAAGGTGTGTTTAAAGAGGACTGGGGCAGTGATGTTAAGTTATCTCCCAAACAAGTTGGAGAAACTCTAACCAACAGATTCAAAACAAAAAATACTTCATACATCAATCAAATGGTTCAGCAGTTTGAAATGAAGCGCACGGCTCATTGTTTAGCCCGTTCCCGTCAAAACAAAACTGGTGAGTTGAACATGAAAAAACTCTGGGCAACTCAATTGACTGAGGATGTATTTCTTTCTAATACAGTTGTCCCTCAAGGCAAAAATCATGGCATGATGATGTTCATAGATTTTTCAGGTAGCATGAGTGGTGATATAGCGGCGACACTTGAACAAACTTTAATCATGACGGCATTTTGCAAAAAGGTAAACATTCCTTTTGATGTTTATGGTTTCACCAATGCACTCAACTACAATTCTACCGTGTCTGCCAAGACACCAGATCAGCTGGCGATTGACAACGGAGGCATCACTCCTGGTAAAATGCACATTGCTGATGAAAGGTTTGCTTTGGTTCAGTTGATTAATTCTAAAATGTCTTCAACGGCTTACAAGGACGCATTTGCAAAAATGCTGATGACGGCTGAGGTGTATGAATGTCGCAAGCATTACTATTCCAATGTAGAAAGAGACTGGACCGCAAGTACTTGGGACTTACCCGACTACTTGCAACTTAGCGGAACTCCTCTGAATGAGGCGGCAATGGTAGCCCGTGAACTCATTAAAAAGTTTAAGGCTGACAATCGCATTGAGATTATGAATGCTATCTTTCTCACTGACGGCGGACCAACAGGAAACATTGAGTTGGGTGTTCCGACATCATATTACAAAGCGGATCGAATTATTATCCGTGAAGGCGGCATCAACACGGTAGAGAAGTTTGGTTATTATGATCGTTATTCGCAGTCAATTCAACTCAGAGCCATTCTAAAACATATCAAGGCTACAGTTGATGTCAATCTAATCAACTTTCATATTGGCTCGTTTAAGAAGAGTGATCTCTCCTCATGTTACATGCAGACTTCTGCTCCGTATGAAGCCTTTGATGACAAGTATAAAAAAGAATTCTTAGGCAACAAGTTTTTTGAATTGAATGCCTATCAAAACTTTGATACTGTTTACTTGATTAAAAATGGTAAAAGCCTTGAGATTGAGGAGCAGACACTTGAGGTCAAGTCTGACAAAAAGGGCGATTTGCTTCGAGGATTCCGCAATTTTCAGAAAGGCAAGGCGTCTAGCCGAGTGTTTCTGAGCAGATTGATGGACAAAGTGGCGTAAGTTATTGATTCCTAAGGAGAAAAAAGTTTGCATTTTGGTACGAAAATGCTTGACTTTTAGGAACAGTGGAATTATACTATGCATATAGTTAGGAAAATGAGAAGAGGATATACATTATGAATGACCGTCAAACCCTTTTACAGGCACTTGCTAATTCAGACAATGATACTGGTGTCTTTGGTCGAGGTGAAGTATTGCAGATTGCTAAGTCTGTTGGACTCAAGCCCCCCAAATGGTTCTTTGAGGAAAACAAAATTGGTCGAGGCAAATATGTTATCGATATGGCTGGGCAAGTTGTTCCAATGCGAGCACCAACTGCTCCCATCAAACCCGAGCCGATTGTCACTATTCAGCCGCAAGAGGCTAAAATTTTGACTCAGGCTAAACTGTCAGTTGAGGTTGATAATCTCATTCCGACTGCTGACCCTACTTACATTCCTTTTGGCTTCAGTAAGGATCTGACTCAGATTATCAAGTCGGGTATCTTCTATCCAACTTTCATCTCAGGTCTATCAGGTAATGGTAAGACTACAATGGTTGAGCAGACCTGCGCTAAACTCAAGCGTGAGGCTCTCCGTGTCAATATCTCCATCGAGACTGATGAGGATGATTTGATCGGCGGCAACACCCTTGTCGATGGCAATGTGGTCTATCGTGAAGGTCCTGTACTGACCGCTATGAAGCGTGGTGCAGTGCTGATACTTGATGAGTTAGACCGTGGCTCTAACAAACTGATGTGCTTACAGGCTATTCTAGAGGGTAAGCCCTACTTCAATAAGAAGACAGGTGAGGTTGTTACTCCTGCTCCCGGCTTCAACATCATTGCAACGGCTAACACTAAAGGTCGAGGCTCTGATGATGGCAAGTTTATGTCTGCTCAGATTCTTGATGAGGCATTCCTTGAGCGTTTCGCTATCACGGTTGAGCAGGAGTATCCTAATGCGGCGAATGAGAAGAAAATCATTCTCGGCAAAATGGGTAAAGTCAATAAGGTCGATGAGGACTTTGCTGATAAGCTGGTCACTTGGGCTGAAATCATTCGCAAGACCTTCAAGGAAGGTGCGATTGATGAGTTGGTTTCTACTCGCCGTCTTGAACACATTGTCAATGCGTATGCAATGTTTGATGACCGACTCAAGGCTATCGAACTGTGTGTGAATCGATTTGATGAGGACACTAAGTCTGCATTCACTGAGTTGTACACTAAGGTTGATTCTGGTGCGACTCTGGAGTCACTTGATGCTGATGTTGAAGACTCAAGCGAGGTATCATACTAATGGCTAAGGTCGATTACAAATACAATGAGGGTCAGCTTATTGCTGACCTTCAAAAGTATGTTGATGCCACATATGGTGAGCATTATTCGGTAAACAAATTTCAAGCCACCGAGTTTATCATTGACGGTGGTCATGGTGAAGGTTTTTGCATTGGTAACATTATGAAGTATGCCCAACGATATGGGAAAAAGGAAGGTTACAATCGCAAAGACCTTATGAAGGTACTACATTATGCCTTGATTGCACTGCATGTGCATGATCTGGAACATCCAGAGGGCTAACCGGCTTGGGCGGCGGTGAGTGATTTCCTAACTATACTTCTCTCCTCGTTATTCACCGCCGCCCACTCTTTTATTATAAATAAGTATGTTCACACATATTTAGGAGAATACAAACATGGCAAAGATAGTTGAAATGTCTTATTTCCGAGACAGCATTTCAGACCCGTGGCCCGAGGGCAATACACCGAGAGCTGAAACATGGGAGTCTATCGTGCATGATATAATGAACACTTATAATGGTGTTCTTTCTGTTGAATTTTCTGAGGACAATCTTCAGAAGAATATTGTTCTGATGTTTCCTGATGAAACTAACCTTCCTGATGTTAAGGAGGCGTTTGAAGCAGGACTCAATCATAGTGCCGAAGAGAAGGCAGAGATTCAAGCTATGAAGGATGCTGGTAAATATCAAATGACCATTGTCGATGAATAACACTTGATTATTAGGAGCCTTATGTTAGAATAAGGCTTCTTTCGTTTTAATATTATATTATGGAGCTACATTATGAAAATCTCAAAGGCAACTTTAGATGTATTGAAAAACTATGCTAGTATCAATACGAACATCTTGGTTCGTGAAGGCAACACACTAGCAACAATCAGCACAGGCAAAAATATCTTTTCCCGGGCAACGGTCGCTGAGACTTTTGATCGGGAGTTTGCTATCTATGACTTAAACAGCCTTCTTGCTCTCTTGACTCTAATGGAAGACACCGATGTAGAGTTTGGTGAAGAGAGCATCACTATCAGCAAGGATCGAAGTCAGTTTGAATACTATTATGCTGACCCAAGCATTGTAGTATCCGCCCCTGACAAAACCATTGAAGTAGATAATCACTACGGGTTTAACTTGTCTTCTCAAGATGTTCAGATGGTCATGAAAGCGGCGGCAATTGTCTCTGCTCCTATGCTGAGTGTTGTATCTAAGGGTGGTCAAGTTACTCTATCTGTAGGTGACCCATCTACTCCTCGAAGCAATACTTTCCGAAACATCATCGGAGACTGTGATAAAGAATTTGATTGCCGACTTGCAATCGAAAACTTCAAGATCATTCCGGGTGACTATGAGGTTACTTTATCTCAGAAAAAATTCATGTATCTGAAAAACAAAAATACTGACATTCAGTATTGGCTTGCACTTGAACCTAGCTCAGTTATCTAAGGAGTGACAAATGGCTGAATTTAATTACCGCGTTCCGAATGTAATTTTTAAAACTCGGGTGCGTGATGAAACTATCACTGAAGGAAATCCCTTTCGATGGGAGCATATAACCTCTCAAGAACTCTTTGCTGGGAAACGAGTCATTGTATTCTCACTTCCTGGAGCATTCACTCCTACATGTTCTACATTCCAGTTGCCTGACTTTGAGAAAATGTTTCCTGAGTTTCAGGAACAGGGCATTGATGAAATCTATTGCATGTCAGTGAACGATGCATTCGTGATGAATGCTTGGGCTAAGTCTCAGGGGTTGCGGAATGTAAAGGTGATTCCTGATGGTTCTGCTATCTTCACTACTTACATGCATATGGATGTGAAGAAAGACAATCTAGGCTTCGGTGTTCGCTCTTGGCGTTATGCTATGATTCTTGATGATATGAAAGTCGAAAAGGCTTTTGTGGAACCTGGTCTACAGGACAATGCGGATGATGATCCATATGGTGTCACTTCCCCGCAGAATATCATGAAGTATTTGAAAGGTGAGGATTTTGATGCAGGACCCACAACGGGCAGACAACTTACCCTAAACTTGTCTGATGGTGTTGACTCAAAGGCGACAATGAGTTAAACTAGTATTTTATATTATGAGAGGTGAATAATGTCAGATGAATTTTTGTGGGTCGAGAAGTATCGACCTCGTACACTTGATGAGTGTATTCTGCCTGATGCGCAGAAGGATGTGTTCAAGCAGTTTGTTGCGTCAGGTGAGATTCCTAACATGCTCCTCTGCGGCACTGCTGGCACAGGTAAGACTACAGTTGCCCGTGCCCTTTGCAATGAACTTGGGTGTGACTACATTGTAATCAACGGCTCAGAAGAATCAGGCATTGATGTACTTCGCACAAAGATCAAAAACTTTGCGAGTACAGTTTCATTTGAAGGTAAGCCTAAGGTTGTTATCTTAGACGAGGCTGACTATCTGAATCCTAATTCTACACAGCCTGCTCTTCGTGCATTCATCGAGGAGTTTTCTAAGAATTGTCGATTCATCTTCACATGTAATTTTAAGAATCGTATCATTGCTCCTCTACACAGTAGGACTACTGTTGTTGAATTCAAACTTGTGAATGGTCAGAAGAAAAAGATGGCTACCAAGTTTCACAAGCGCATGATGGATATCCTAAAGACTGAAGGCGTAGAGTACAATGATAAGGTTCTCGCTGAACTGCTGATGAAACACTTCCCTGACTATCGCAGGGTGTTGAATGAGTTACAGCGATACAGTGCGGGCGGTGTCATAGATGAGGGCATTCTAAGTAACCTATCTGAACTGAACACTAAGGCTCTAGCAGATGCCCTAGCAGATAAAGATTGGAAGAAGATGCGTCAATGGGTCGCTAACAATGTTGACTCGGACCCGCAAACTGTGTACAGAAAAGTATACGATACACTGCTTGAGCGAGCCAAGCAGGTACCGCAGTTTGTGTTAATCATTGCCGACTATCAGTACAAAGCGGCATTTGTAGCAGACCAAGAGATTAATCTCACGGCATGCTTAACCGAGATTATGGCGAATGTTGAAATCAAATAGGGTTACAGTTTGTATGTATACTCTGAATAATCTATTTCTATATATTTAATGATTTTATCTAGACGGCTACACTTCATTAATCTGTCGAATTTTTTCCATAGTCTTTTCATTGAATTCACACAAAAATGAAGAGGCAAAGAATTATTGCCATAGAAAAACGAAGTAATAACATATGGCGATAAGCCTGATCAACCGTGTAAGATTTATTAAATAGTGATTTCATGGTGCCCCCTATAATTACTATTAATATATTAAGTATATATACTATATATAATAATTTAAATTTCAATGTTACAAAATTGTGACAAAAGGGTGAGAAATGTCGGAAAAAAATGACCAACTCCTTGTGAAGATAAACAAGGAAGACAAAAAGGAATTCATCAAGGTGTGTAAAGAACTTGATACTTCTGCAAGCCGTGAGGTAAGGCACTTCATTAAGAAGTTTATCAAAGATAATAAGTAATGTGGTCCTTTGACAATCTAAATGCAGTGCATCTAGAGTTGAGTAGCCGATGTAATGCCGCTTGTCCTGGTTGCCCAAGATTCCTTAGAAACTCACCTAATGTTGATCCTGACTTAACACAAAGAGATATTAGCCTATCTGATTTCAAGTCTTGGTTTAGTCCAGAGATCCTCAAGAAAATTAGAAGCTGGCACATTTGTGGCACTCATGGTGACCCTATCACATGTAAGGATTTGATTGAGATTGTAAGTTACATTTGTGAATACAGTGATGGTTCAATTCAAATTCACACTAATGGCGGGGCAAGAAATGAAAACTTCTTTTCAAAATTAGGAAAGGTTTTATCCGACAATACAATACCAGGTAGAGTTAGAGGAGTCGTCTTTTCTGTTGATGGCTTAGAAGATACCAATCACTTATATAGAAGACAGGTGAAGTGGGATAAACTGATTAAAAATATGAAAGCCTATGTAGCCACCGGGGGAATGGCAGGCTGGCATTTTCTTAGGTTCGCACACAACTACCATCAGATTGAAGAAGCAAAGCAATTAGCAGAAAGTCTTGGTGTGCATTTTAAAGTTAAGAATCCTTTTGGTGTTGATGGTGTGGGTATGCCTGTATATGATAAAAGTTATAACTTAGACTATGTTATAAATCATTATGAAAGACCTGAAGAAAAACCATACACACCTCCTGAAATAGGCTACATCGCACCTATGCCTAAAAAAACAAACAAGCAAGGATGCATTGAGTGTGCGTCATTTAGGCAGTATGGAACTCTTAACATAAATGAGATATACATTGACCACTTGGGTCGTGTACATCCATGCTGTTATGTTGCTAACAAAATGTTTGGTCCGTCTATATCAGAAGAAGCTACCGAAGTTAGGTACATACAAAGTAAGTTGAGAAATAAAAATAGTCTGTATTACCATAATCTAAAGGAAATCATTGACAGCGATGTGCTTAAAGTATATAGTGATAGCTGGGAAAATAAATCTATTAATCAATGCTGGGTACAGTGTGGTGGAGATAGACTCATTGATAAATTATTTGTAAGGGAAATTGAATGATTAAATGTCTTGACATCAACATTGAAGAGACTTGCCCTGAGATGTCAGAGCAAGTTTTTTCTGACCTCAAGGAACATTTGATTGTAGTGATACCTAGACAGACTACTGACCCTATTTACGCATCAAGGCTCATTCACAACATGAGTTATCTTGCTAACATGGATCAGCTAGTATGGGATACTGAAGGTAACATGTTAGGTTCACCTGAGTCGTACATAGACCCATGGAGTGTAGATACTATGCCTGTGCAGAGAGTCACAGGAGAAAAGAAAGCCGATAATTACACTGGCATATTTCCTGTAGGTGAACTAGGTTGGCATGCCAACTTGAATGGTCCTAAGAGAGCAGATGGGGTAGCACTACAAGGTGTGCGTGATGTTGCTGGAACAGTTACCTCTTGGATAAACACTGCTGAAGTCATTAAAGAAATGAAAGTAGAAGAGCCTGACCTGTATGATTCTATTCAAGATAAGTGGTGTTCCTATAAATATGATGGTGGACTTGGATGGTCTACACCTGTGAACGAAAAGCAAATCGCTTACATGCAAAAGAACGCCAATGAATATTCTATGCGAATACTGCAAAAGAATGTAGCAGGTGTTGAAGGAATGTATTTCTACACCAATAACAATCAGGAAGCAGTTGACTATGAATTAATGTCTGAACTGAAATCTTTTATTCACCAAGAAAGATTCATGTATCATCATCATTGGGAAGTCGGCGATCTTGTTTTGAGTGACCAACTTCTAACACTACACAGGAGAGAGCCTTACCCTACCAGTGTGTTAGAAAAGCGTGTGCTTCACAGATGGACATTTCCTATCAGCAATGCAATCGACCCTGAATACATTTTAAAGAGGAATAGTTAATGCTTGAAGGCATGGGTGATCCAGTAGTCTCTTTTGATGCTGAAGAATACAAAGAAAAGAAAAAGGCAATCAGCCCTTTTGATTTTGCTAATAGTATCAATCATAGCAAAGAAAACTTAATTGTTGATGACTGGAGCGAGAAGCAATACAATGCTTTCATCGTGAACAAGGCTATGAGTTATGGTCCTGACACTGTGATTGCGGCAAATGAAATGAATGCTCGTCCTCACATAGCATCAAAGATGCAATATGATTTTCTTTTGAATGTAGTGCGACCTAAGAAACGATACAACAAATGGTTAAAGCCCGAGAAAGAGGAAAGGCTAGAGATTATCAAAGAGTACTATGGCTATAGCAATACTAAGGCGCAAGAGGCGTTGAGATTGTTATCAGAAAAGGATTTAGATGTGTTGAAACAAAGGATGTTCAAAGGAGGTAAGTAAAACTCATTATTTTATAAATAGAGTCAATAAACGATGCTTTTTGCTTTATTGATTATAATAGGAATAAAAAAATGAGTGACTTTTTTGACATTGATATTCCCGGCTATAAGCCGCTGGAAGTCAAGCTAGAACATGCAGATGATTTTCTGAAAATTCGTGAAACCTTATCACGCATTGGAGTGGCATCTCGCAAAGACAAAACCCTGTATCAGTCCTGCCACATTTTACACAAGCAAGGTAGATACTTCATCACACACTTTAAAGAGTTGTTTGCCTTGGATGGTAAACATGCAAACTTAGACGATACGGATTTGGCTAGAAGAAATGCAATCGCAAAACTTCTAGCAGACTGGGGATTATTGACGATGGTTTCTCCTGAGTTGCATGAAGACCTTGCACCTATAGGACAAATTAAAATTATATCTTATAGAGAGAAAGATGAATGGGAACTAGTGACGAAATACAACATAGGGCGGAAGAACTAGATTGTTGTACCCCTGTACCTGATCTTATAACCGAAGAAGAAAAGACACAACTACTAGAAATTTGGAATTGGATTAAATCCAATTACCTAATTGAATATCAAAGGGATACCTACCCAGGATATATGCTCAATGGTGTATATTCTTCGGATATATGGTGTAACTGGAGAAGCAAAGACAGAAGGTATGTTGTGTCTCTTGCGCAAAGGTATCCCCATCCTCAACCTAAATTACTTACTGCTTCACTGGTAGTAATTCACAAAGGGGGGATAGGGGCTAAAAAGCACATAGACAAACACCCTGGTAGAAGGTGTGTGGTGTCCATTCCTCTGCAAACAGAATCGCCAATACTTTTTTACGAAAACGAAAACAGCACAGAACCAATGGTGTCGGTTAAATATGATACTCCTATGTTATTAAATGTAGGACAAAAGTATCATTCAGTACCATCTTCTGACAAAGATAGAGTCATGCTTCAGCTAATTTATGGTGAAACATACCAAACAATGAAAAAAAGATTTGAGGAGTGGGGGCAAAGTATATAAATATATGTGAAGTGCCGAAAGGGCTTCGTAAATGAAAACTCGCTTAATAAAGGAGACCTATAATGGTTACTAAAAAATATACCGTATCTGATCTACACGACTTTGCAAATAATGTTAAGCCATTCTCAATTGGCTTTGAATCTATCTTTGATAATTTGTTTACTACTGCCGAAGTGGCAAACAATTACCCTCCCTATAACATCATCAAAGACGATGATGAAAACTATACAATAGAAATGGCTTGTGCAGGCTTTCATGCAGATGAATTTAATATTCATGTTGTTCCTGATGGCAACAAGTTAGTTGTTCAGGGTGTACAAGACCGCGGTGAAGATAAAAGAGAATTCTATCACAGAGGGATTGGTGCTAGAAACTTCACTAGAACTTTTGCATTGACAGAGGATGTTAAAGTTACTGGTGCTGACTACAAGGACGGTGTTTTGATTATCGGACTTCGACGGGTGATACCCGAAGAGAAAAAGCCCATTGAAATTAAAGTGGGTTCTGTAAAGTCTAAAAAAGAATTATTGCAAGGCTAACTAATACGGGGGGATTTATTCCCCCCAAATTTAAGGAACTATATTATGAGTGATAAAAATATTCAAGTAGTAAAATTAATTTCTGGTGAAGAAGTTATTGGTAGCATTGAGGACATTGAGATTGAAGGTAAACCTGTAATCAAAATTACAAAACCTGCAATCATTCTTCTGATACCCAAAGAGAACAATCCAAATGAGGCACAAATTGCCCTAGCTCCCTGGGTACCCTATGCGGACGAAGGCGGTGTCTTTCTTATGGTTCATGCTGTATCAGCAATCATTATGCCCAAAGCAGATATTGTAAATGAATACACCAGAATCACTTCTAACATCATTCAACCCGATAAAAAAATTGTGACCTAATACCCTGTTTCGGCTAAAAACCCTTTGACTTTAAACTTAATATTATGTATAGTGTGAAACATGGAAAAAGAATTTTACAGCTGGGCGTGGCAATACGGCAACAAGGTATTGGTTCGTGGTGTTCGCAACGGTAAAAGATTTACCACAAAGCGAGACTTCAAACCTACCTTGTATGTTCGTGCTGATGGGGACTCTCCTTACAAAGGTCTTTATGGAGAGAATATCAAACCTATTGAGTTTGGGAATAACTCAGATGCAAAAGAATTTTTAGATAATTATTCTGAAATTGAAAACTATCCTATATACGGTCAGACTGACCTGACATACCAGTTTCTTTCTTCTGAATATCCTAACGAGATTGATTTTGATTTGTCACAACTCTCAGTGTGGTCTATGGACATTGAGACAACGGCAGAGTCTGGCTTTCCCAGCGTAGATAACCCTACTGATAAAGTCCTTTTGATTACGATGATGAATAATCATACAAAGGAGATCATCACTTGGGGTGAGGGTGAATGGACACCCGGTCCTGAAACAAAAGACTTGAATGTAAACTATACTCCTTGCGATGATGAGAAACAACTTCTCACAAAGTTTGGTACATGGTGGTGTAATGAATATCCAGACATCGTTACTGGTTGGAACATTGAGTTTTTTGATATTCCTTATATTGTTGCCCGCATGGATAGAATATTTGGGAATGATGCTAAGAACTCTCTCTCGCCTTTTAACATGACAAGGCGAAAAGGTATCACGATCAATAACAAGGAACAGACTACCTACGACATAAAAGGCGTTTCGATTCTGGATTACTTGGACTTGTATAAGAAGTTTACTTATTCTAACCAAGAGTCCTACAAACTAGATCACATTGCAGAAGTTGAACTAGGTAAAAACAAACTTGAGAGCGGCTTTGATACTTTTAAGGAGTTTTACGAAAACGATTGGCATCGATTCATTGATTACAATATCATTGATACAAAACTTGTGGACGAACTTGAAGATAAGATGAAACTTATCGAACTGATTGCTACCATGACATACGATGCCAAGGCAAACTTCAGAGACATTTTTTCTTCGGTGCGAACTTGGGACTGCTTGTTGTATAATCACTTGCTGTCTAAAAACATTATGATTCCTCAGAAAAAGAATATGCAAGGTCGTACAATTGAAGGTGCCTTTGTGCAGGAACCTAAGCCCGGTCCTTATAAGTGGGTGATGGCATTTGATGCTACATCTCTGTACCCTTCTATTCTTATGCAATACAACATGTCTCCTGAAACGCTTGTGCCTGGTATGGTAGATGTAAATGTTGAAGGAATGCTTGAGCGAAAATATAAAATTGATGATGATTATGCTGTCACTGCCAATGGTGCAAGGTTCAGTAAAGACTCTCAGGGATTGTTTCCTGAGATTGTACAAAAGTTTTTTGATGATCGACAGAAATACAAAAAGCTGATGATTCAGGCTCAAAATGATTATGAGTCTACAAAAGATCCTAAGTATTTGAATGATATTGCTAAGTACAATAACTATCAGATGGCAAGAAAGATTCAGTTGAACTCTCTCTATGGTGCGATGGGCAATCAATACTTCCGTTACTATGATGATAGGATTGCTGAAGGCATCACAATGACAGGTCAGTTTATTATTCGTGAAACTGCAAAGGCTCTTGATGCATTTTTAAACAAGGTGTGTGGTACGAAGGATCAGATGTATTCTTTTTATTCTGACACTGACTCTTGTTACATCACAATGGACAATCTTGTACAAAAATATTTGGCTAAGAAAAACTACAGTGGTATTATCGATGCTCTGGATAAAATTGGGAGCGAACAGATTGAGCCGGCGATTGCTAAATCGATGACAAAGTTGGCGAAATATACCAATGCGTTTGAAGAAAAGATTGTGTTCAAGCGTGAGGTAATTGCTGATAAAGGCATTTGGGTTGCGAAGAAACGATACGCATTGAATGTGTATGACAATGAGGGGGTTCGCTACAAAGAACCTAAACTGAAAGTGATGGGTCTTGAGATTGTTCGATCATCTACGCCCGCACCTGTTCGTGTGAGCCTTAGAGAGGCGGTTAAACTTTGCTTGACTGCTAAAGAAGACACACTGCAAAACTTTGTTGAAAGAACTTGGCAAGAATTTAAAGAGATGTCTCCAGAACAAATTGCTTTTCCTCGAGGGTGCAATAATTTAGGAAAGTATACTGACTCTGCATCCATCTACACTAAAGGTACACCCATGCATGTTCGAGGTGCATTGATGTATAACTTTCATCTAAATAAAAATAAACTCTCGCATAAGTATGAGAGCATACAAGACGGAGACAAAATTAAATTTTTGTACTTGAAGGAACCTAATCACATCGGTGAAAATTGTGTTGCATTTAATGCCAAACTTCCTGCTGAATTTGATTTGCATCGCTATGTTGATTATGAAACTATTTTTGAAAAGGCTTTTATTGAACCTTTAAACACTATCGCTAAAAGTATTAACTGGAATACAAGACCTGTTGCTTCACTAGAGGATTTGTTTTCGTGATACTAGAGTTTCATGGTATTGAATGGGAGACCATTAACAATTCTTTTTCAGAACGGTATGTTGAATTTTTAAATGAAAGACTTTCTGAATCCGAAGAATACTATGAAGACAATGTTTTTTTACTGTCAACTATAGAAGACCAAATAAAAGAATTGTGCTTGCAATTAGGAATAGAGTATAGTAACATAAACGATGTACATGAAACTACAGTTGCCCACAGACAGGACAATCATCTGTATTCAAAATTAAATGATTTGATTCATTACTATGAAAGGGAGCAAAATAATTATCCCCCTAGGTGGGGATACAGAAATGGAAACTCCGCTATAGAGTTGCAAGATTCTGATTATGATTTTTTTACCGTAAACAGAAAATATGGATATCTTTATGTTATGTATCCTCATGTAGCTAGACATTTTGCTGAAGCGGTTATGGCAGATGATCCTACAGGAACAATACAACCTCAAACTCTTGCCAGACCTAACTTTTTTTGTTGGCTAGGAAAGGATAGTATTGTAGAAAATAAGTTTAAGGTACTAGCACAATCGTTTATTGATAGACATAAATTATCATATGAGTTATCCGATAAAAAACTCGCACTCGGTTACATACCGTTTGCAAAATTAAAAAATGATGTTGTTGATTTAGAAAAAAGGTTAAGAGATGAACACTGAAGATTATGAACAAAGGATTGTTGGCTGGCACCATGATAGAAATTTGATTGAAGGTGCAACTGATAAAGATCAATTGTGTAAACTAGTGCAGGAAGTAGGAGAGCTAAGTGATAACATCTGCAAAGGTCGTTCTGTGGCTGACGATATTGGTGATTGCATTGTGGTGCTTATTAATATTGCAGAGCGTAACAATCTAACACTTAAAGATTGTATGGCAGTTGCATGGAATGATATTAAGGATCGCAAAGGTAAGATGGTCGATGGAATTTTTATTAAAGAGGAATAATTATGAGTCTGATTGACAAACTAAAAAAGAATTCGACAATTAAAGAGTCGAATATTTTAACTGAATCAAAATTCTTTAACACAAAGGACTTGATTCAAACTTCTGTCCCTGCACTTAATGTTGCATTGAGCGGAAGGCTTGACGGTGGATTGACTCCTGGTTTGACAGTATTTGCAGGTCCGTCTAAACACTTTAAAACTGCTTTTGCAATGTTGCTTGCAAAATCTTATCTGGAAAAATACGATGATGCAGTGGTTCTCTTCTATGATTCTGAATTTGGTGCGCCTCAGGGTTACTTTACTAGTTTCGGCATTGATACAGATCGTGTTATTCACACTCCTATTACTGATATTGAACAACTCAAACATGATGTAATGTCGCAGTTGAATGGTCTTGAAAGAGGAGATCATGTGATTGTGATTGTAGACTCGGTGGGCAACTTGGCTTCTAAGAAAGAAGTTGAAGATGCACTTGAAGGCAAGTCTGTTGCTGACATGACAAGGGCAAAGCAGATGAAGTCTTTGTTCCGAATGATTACCCCTCACTTGACTATCAAAGATATTCCTGCTGTAGTTGTTAATCACACTTACAAAGAAATCGGATTGTTTCCGAAAGATATTGTATCAGGTGGTACAGGTATTTACTATTCTGCTGACAATATCTTTATCATCGGCAGACAACAAGAGAAGCAAGGTACTGACATTGTAGGATACAACTTCATCATCAATGTTGAGAAGTCTAGATTCGTTAGAGAAAAATCTAAGATTCCTGTCGAAGTCAAATTTGATGGTGGTATCAGTAAGTGGTCGGGTCTGTTAGATATGGCGTTAGAGTCAGGTCATGTTATCAAACCTAGTAATGGTTGGTATCAACATGCTAATGGAGAAAAGAAATATCGTGCAAAAGAAACTTACACGAAAGAATTCTGGTTGCCAGTGTTGACGGATCCTACTTTCACACAGTGGATCGAAAAAAGATATTTAATTTCAGGGGGTGATATTATGTCAGAGGAAGTTTCTGAAGCTGATATTGCCGAAGCATACGGAGAAATATAATGAAAGATAGATTTGACCTTGAACAACAAATTATGGAATGTTGGAATATAGTAGAAGACATTGATGTGACTACATCACACTTTGTTGATAATCCTAAGTGGGCACACATTCCTCCTGATGTTTGCGATGCTTTAATGAATAAGTATTTCGCCATTAAAGAGTTGTACGAAATTCGTTTTGAAAGGCTTTGGGAAACTTTCGGTGAACTCATTCCTGCAATGGATGCGGGTTCAACAAAGGTGGACATCACTAAAGATGTTGGTGAAGTTTCTACAAACATCTCATTCTCTGATGCAATGGATTCTTTTAATGGTTATAGCCCTAAACCTAATCAAACATTTGATACTCCAACTTGGGATAATATGACCTATACAGTAAATGGGGTCACTGGTGACGAAAGTGCTATCACATTTACTTTTGGTAACGAAGACCACGACTATAACGAACAAAAATGATTTGCGACCGTTGCGATAAAAAAATCCTTGACGATGATGCCGCTATGTGTTTTAATAGCGGTGATGAAGAGACATACCTTTGTGAACCTTGTATTGAAGAAATTAAACGGGAATGGATGAGTGAGAATAGAGACACAAATTTTAGCGAATCTGATTAACAACGAACCTTTTCTAAGAAAAGTTATTCCTTTTATTCGGGAAGAATATTTTTCTGAATCTGAGGATAGAAAAGTTTTTCAGACAATCAAAACATATGTTGATAAGTACAATGGCACTCCCACAAAGAGTGCCTTACTTATTGCACTGCAAGAAGATAAATCAGTATCAGAAGATTTGTATCTCAGATGCGAAACCGCTATCAATGGTTTGAATTCAGATTCAAACACAGATGAATCTTGGTTGCTGGATCAAACTGAAAAGTATTGTAAAGATAAAGCAATTTACAATGCTATCATGGACAGCATTCAGATCATCGATGGCACAAACAAAGAGATGGGACCTGATGCATTACCCTCTCTTTTGTCCGCGGCTTTGGGTGTAGGGTTTGATAACAATGTTGGTCACGACTATATCGAAAACGCAGATAAGCGATTTGAATTCTATCATCAACTTGAAGAAAAGATTCCTTTTGACTTAGAATACTTCAACAAGATTACTCAGGGTGGGTTGTCAAACAAAACTCTTAACATTGCACTCGCAGGCACGGGTGTAGGTAAGTCTCTGTTCATGTGTCACATGGCGGCTGGTGCTATCTCTCAAGGCAAAAATGTTTTGTACATAACACTTGAAATGGCAGAAGAAAGAATCGCAGAAAGGATTGATGCGAATCTGATGAATATTCCTATTCAAGACTTGAAAGATATGCCTAAGAAAATGTTTGATGATAGGATCAGCAAGATTAACGAGAAGATTCAAGGAAGACTTATCATCAAAGAATACCCGACTGCATCTGCACACGCAGGTCACTTTAAGGCACTGTTGAATGAACTCAAACTTAAAAGAACTTTTGTTCCCGATATTATTTTCATTGATTATCTTAACATCTGCACTTCAAGTAGGTTCAGAGCAGGCTCTTCGGCTAACTCTTATACAATTATTAAGTCCATAGCAGAAGAGTTGAGAGGGCTTGCTGTAGAGTTTAACTTGCCTATTGTGTCTGCAACACAGACAACACGAAGCGGTTATGCTAACAGTGATGTTGAACTGACTGACACTTCAGAATCATTTGGGTTGCCTGCAACTGCTGACTTGATGTTTGCTCTCATAAGCACAGAGGAGCTAGAGCAGTTAGGTCAGATTATGGTGAAACAGTTGAAGAATCGTTACAGTGATCCTACTTCTAACAAACGATTCATGGTGGGTGTAGACAGGAGCAAGATGAGGCTGTACGACTTGGATGCATCGGCACAGAAAGGTATCACGGACTCAGGTCAGACTGTTGATGATGGACCGGTGTTCGACAAAGGTTCATTCGGCGGACGCTTGGGAAATTTTGAAAGCATAAAAGTCTGAAAAAAAACAGCCCAGCGTATCATGTGCGAGTGAGTACTTACTATTATGCAGTATGATGTTATCTTTATTAACAGTCAAGCGGAGTTGAATGTTAAACAACGCGGTGCTGGTCCACATCTACTAGCAACTGAATTGCGGAGACATGGATATTCTGCACTTGTCTTAGACTTTATTGAACATTGGACCATGGAAGAATTTAAACAAGCAATTGATAAATTCTCAGGTCCAAACACAATGTATGTTGGTTTCTCTATTACTTGGGCTAAGGTAGGTCTGCCTAGCGAGACAGGAAAGATAGGTGCAGAAATATTTAATCATACTGATATTTCTGGAGAATTTGTTTTAGGAAATTACATCCGAGAAGGAAAACTTCCTGAAATGGTTGACCACATCCTTGCAAAAGGAATCAAGGTAATTTTTGGGGGAAGTAAAGCAAGTCAAGTAAGAGAGATGCTACCCCTAGATAAAATAGCACACATCTTTGTTGGCTATTCTGAGACACAATTTATTGACTTGGTAAAGGGTGAAAGAATATTAAACAAAATTGTTGACCACGACACTAAAGCACATGCTGAACATACAGGGTATGATTTTTCTATTGCAAAAATGGAAATGCAACCAGAAAATTTTGTTACGCCCAATGAGATACTTGCGGTAGAATGTTCAAGGGGGTGCAGATTTAAATGTAAGTTTTGTTCTTATCCTCTGATAGGAATGAAATCAGTTGCGGCATATACTAAGACAAAAGAAAGTTTCAGAGAACAACTTTTAAGAAACTATGAAATGTTTGGTGTTACCAAATATTCTTTTGTCGATGATACTTTCAATGATACAACAGAAAAAGTCAGACTATTCACTGAAGTAGTTGACTCTCTTCCTTTTGATATAAAGGTTTGGGCGTACCTAAGGGCTGAAGTTATCGTAAACAATCCTGAGCAGATTGAGTTACTAAAAACTTTGGGCCTTGCGCAGTGCTTCTTTGGTGTAGAGACTTACAATCAGGTAGCAGGTAGAAGTGTAGGTAAGGGAATGGATCCTGAGCGCATAAAAGAAATGCTGTACAACTGTAAGAACTCTTGGAAGGGAGCGACACACATTCAACAGGGGCTTATTGTTGGCTTACCAACAGAAACAGAAGAAAGTGTGATGAATACAATTGAGTGGTGCGCAAGTGATGAGTGCCCGGTTGATACTACTGTTTTATCTTCACTTTCAATTGTACCTGAATTCGTAAGAGAAAAATTTCATGTGCATTATGTTTCAGAGTTTGACAGAAAGTATGCAGATTATGGATATCGTTTTCCAAACATAAATCACCCTGACAGAGACAACATGAAAATATCAGACATTATGCCTTTAGTGCTATGGGAAAAAGATGACGGTGGCATACCGAGTTTTGTAAAAGCACATGAGATAGTAGAAAAATATCAGCCGATACTAAACAACAAAAAATCGCTCTATGAACCTTCATTGGGTATTCAGTATGGGAGTTTTACTAACACGAAAGATATAAGAGAAAATTATGTTGCAAAAGTGCTGGCTTTATAAATAAGCATATGTTTAAACTATATGCTTTTCTAATAATTTTTGGATTAGTTGGTGCTGTCGGCTATGGTGCTTATTACGAGTACAAAGACATGCAACAACGAATTGCTACCTTAAGAGAAAACAACGCAAGATTGCAAATTGCCGCAGAAGACAATCGTAAAGCATTGGAAGAAGTGCAGGCATTTGCTGAACAAATGAGTCAACGGAACCAAGAACTTCAGTCAAATCTACAACAAGCTGAAGCGTATAAAGATGAGTTGCAAGGTAAACTACAAAGACATGATCTTTCTAGGCTAAGTTTGCAAAGACCCGGATTAATAGAACAGAGAATTAATGATGCGACTAAGAGAGTATGGGACGAAATTGAAGCCATTACTGGCTCCAACGCTTCTCCTTCTAGTGACAGTCCTTAGCGGCTGTTCAATTTTAAAGAAACCTGAAACAGAAGTTGTTATCAGAACACAGATTGTGGAGAAAAAAATTCCACTGCAATCTTCTCCCAGACCTGTCTCTCTCAATCACCCCCAAATGTATGTGGTGACCGCAGAAAACTGGGAAACATTTATTGAACAATTCAAAGAAGACAATGGTCAAGAATGGGTATTCTACGCTATTAGTGTGAGAGGATATGAAACACTAGCATTGAACATTGCAGAAATTCGTAGATACATGGAGCAACAAAACGCCATAATTCTTTATTATGAGCAAGCTATCACAGGGAACACCGAAGAGGATGAACCCGTAGAAAGTGAGGATGTAGAATGAAAAAAATATGGATTATCGCAGTAGCACTTATTATTGTTGGTTGTCAATCTTATGATATAAGTTTTTATGATGATAACGAATCTATGCTTGCAGTTAATGTGTGGGCATCCGTAGATCGAATCAATTGTGAGAATGCATCAACAAGCAGACCACAATTTTTTATCGTCAAAGAAAATCTAACTACCTTTCAACTATACACTATTGCAAAGGGTTCTTCAGACATCACAGAGATTCTTGGGTTGATTCAGCAGACAGTTGACCCAGTTTTACTCAGAGATGAAATCAGCCCTGCTTATTGCAATTCTAAGAAAAGAAGTTTAGCAACTCAAAGTAGAGATGTTGCCCAAGCAGTCATGAGGAGATTTTAATGCTGGATAAAATGCAAGAGTTTTTGGCGTGTGGGGAATCTGACCTAGAATTTCATGCGCAAGAAATTTTGGACTTACAAGAAACTTTTGAAGACGGTCTTATTACTAAAGAAGAGTACGAAGAACTGTTGCAGGATATTGAAGTTACAGTTGAAGTAAATGCACGATGTAATGAAGTAGTGATGAAAGCGAATTTTCTTAAAGCACTGAATTTGATTGCTAAAGCATTATAAATAATAAACATACTTTTAGCAAGGGCTAAAGACCCGAGCGAATAGGTTAGCTTACTGTGATAGTATCGCTAACTGTCAAAGGTAATTAACTTTACAGGAGACAGTTATGCTTTTAAATCGCAGAACTATGCTAAGAGGTGCAGGTGCAACACTTGCACTGCCTATATTGGATGCTATGATTCCTTTGGCATCTGCTCAAACAAATCCTCAATTCAGAGCCGCATTTGTATATGTTCCTCACGGTGTCATATTAGACGAGTGGAACTATAACGGCATTTTAAAGCCACTGCAACCTTATCAGGATCAGGTTAGCATTTATCGTGGCATGAAACTGAATACAAGCAATCATGCAGGCTCTGGTCATGCTACAAGTTCCGCTACATGGTTATCTGGTGCCGTTGCTAAAGATACAGCAGGTGCAGATGTAGAGGCAGGTAAAACAATTGACCAGATGATTGCAGATAAAATACGAGGTGATACTGTATTACCAAGTATGCAGTTGGGTATAGAAGATGTATCGGAAATGATAGGTGCCTGCGATGGTACTTCATCCTGTGCTTATATTAATTCAATAAGTTGGGATAGCGATAATTCAAACTTGCCCATGGAAATTAACCCAAGAATATTGTTTGAAAAAATGTTTGGGTATGGTGCTACACACGAAGAAAGACTAACCCGTACAAGTGTGGACAGTAGTTTGCTTGATAGCATTATGGATTCATCGGCAAACCTAAGAAAGAGATTGGCAGCCCAGGACAAGGAACGACTTGCGGACTTTTTAGACTCTGTTCGAGAAGTTGAGATAAGAATTGCTAACTTAGAGAACAAACTAAGAACACAAGGTTCCAATTTATCTACCGCACCAATTGAAGTACCTGAATTGTATGACGATCATGTAAAAGCTATGACTGATATTATGGTGTTAGCATTACAGACTGATACAAGCAGAGTACTTTCATTTATGTTAAGCAGAGAGCTTAACCAAAGAACATATCCGCAGATAGGAGTACCTGAACAACATCACGGTGTTTCTCATCACGGATATAATCCAGAAAGAGAAGCATTACACGCATTAATTAACACTTACCATGTCAAGTTATTCACAGAAGGTTTTGTGGACAGACTTGCAAACACACCTGACATAGACGGAAGTTTATTAGACAATACTCTGATTATGTACGGTGCTGGGATGGGAGACGGAAATGTACATAGCAAAGACCCTTTATCAAATCTACTTGTGGGTGGACGAAATCTTGGTGTCCGCGGAGGTCGGGACATCGACACAGTGCAGCCTGATGGTTCAAGCATGCCAAACGCTAACCTCCTTAGAGGCATGTTAGAGAAGTTTGACATTCACTTAGATGAGTTAGGACATTCTACTGGAGTTTTTATCTAATTCATTAGCCTTATAAATAATCCGAGAGATTGTTTAGGAGGCTATAATGGCTGAGGAAGAAGTAAAAGGTTCTACCTATCACCCTGCAGATACAAACGGTGATGGTAAAGTAAGTGCAGAAGAAGAGGCAATGTACCTTGAGTTTAAGCGAAAAGAACTTGAGGACAAAGATGCACAAAGAGATGCTATCCGTAAGATGGCTTGGTTTTCTCTAAGTGGATTGCTAGTATACCCAATTGGTATCGCTATTACTTCTTTTGCTGGAATGGACACAGCCGCACAATTGATCGCTGACATTGCACCAACATACTTTGCATCTATTGCAGTGTTGGTGTCAGCATTCTTTGGTGCAGACGCACTCAAAAAATAGGATACTTGAATGTCAACATTTCTTAGAGGGGGCGATCTACCACTACTAGATATTGCTAGAGGGAAAGTTAGAAACGCTAGTGCTGTACACAAGTTTGGAGCAACACCTGAGATTTCTGTTTCTGTTACTGCTACCATTTGGGACAAAGCAGACACCCTTTACCCCTGGTCTACCTTTGATGGTGGAGCCGTCACTCTGAATGTTGACTCTTCAAGTGCTTCAGATGTAGGTGAGCAAGTTACCATTGTAGGATTAGATGATGACTTTGCTCCCCTTACTGAAACTGTTACCCTTGCCACACAAACAAACAATAATACCACAAATCAATTCCGTAGAGTGTTTCGTGCATATATGTCAAACACTGCTGCCAATGTGGGTGATATATCAATACAATCAGGTAGCACAGATGTTGCTGTTATCAGAGCAGGTAAAGCGCAAACTCTAATGGCAATCTATACTGTTCCTGCTGGTTACACTGGTTACATTCTTACAGGTGATTCTACAGTAAAAGCTGGCAGTGACATGACTCTTTACATGTATGCTCGTTATGGTGGCACAGGTCCATTCCGCATTGGTCACCAAGCAGAAATCTCACCAAACGGATACAACTATCAATTCCAAGTCCCGCTTGTTATACCAGAGAAAACGGACATTGATGTTAGAGGCAGAGCAAATACCAATAATATACGCTCAACAGCCGTTTTTGACATTCTTTTAATCAAAGAAAACGCCTTCAATGAGTGGTCTTCAGGCTACTAATCCTACTTATCCTGCGCTCTAGGAGCGACAGGAATCTCCAATCTGAGTCAGAATACAGTCTAAAATTACGCCTCACACAG